CATCTGCTTCTAAAATGTCAGATGCTGATTATGAAGCGTTTATGAAAGTTTCTGATTTAGAAAATCGTTTAGCTTCTACTAAATCAAATATTTTAAAAATAAAGAAATCAAAAGGTGTTGCTGGTGATATTGGTGATAGACCATCAGATGAATTACAACGTTTGCGTGATTTAAAAGTATCATTAGAAAAACGTATCGCTGATACCGTTGCTTCTTCTAAATACTTACAACAACGTCAGGAAAAAGCAACAGGAAAAGCATATGAACCTATTGACATTGAAGATGTAGAAACAGAAGAACCATTAGACGAATGGGCAAAAGGTAGAATGCAGTATTACGCTGGAATTAAAAAATAAAATATGTTAAAATTAAAAAAAGCATTACCAATTGTTATATTTGCTGTAATAGCAATATTAGTAGGTAGTGTGTTATTCGAAAAATGTAATAGTAACGTTGAGCATAAAGCATTTTTATCTCAAATGGATAGCTTACATAAAGTAAATGATTCATTATATAGTGAAATCGCTAAAGACGATGCTGAAATTGATTCTTTAGATTTAGTAGCTGTTGAGTTACAATACAAAGTGGATCATCAAAAAGCAAAAGTTATCAAAATTGTTGAAACAATTGAAATTGAAAAAAACAATGTTGATTCTTATACAGAACAAGAATTAATCAGCTCACTTAACAGACGTTACCCTAAAGATACAGTAACTAATCCATTACCAGTAGCACAACCCGTATTAGTAAGCGTTGCTAAGGATTTAGTAGAATTAGATGGTGCTAAACAAATTATTGTATTAAAAGATAGCTCTATCAATACATTGGAAGCAAAAGTAACTGTTAAAGATAGTGTTATTGGTAAGTATGTTAGTAAAGAACTTAACTACAAAAATATCATCCTGAACAAAGATAAAGAAATTACAGGATGGGAAGGACAATATCAGAAATTAGAATTACAATACAACAAGTTAAAAGTTAAATCTAAATTCCAACGTATAGGAAGCTATATTATTATTGGTGGATTTGCTTACTTGATGTTAGCAAAATAACACCCCACGCCCCCACATAACTAGGCCTGTCCGCAAGGACGGGCCTTTTTTATATATTTATATACATGAGTCAAGCGAACATTAAGGAAATAATTAAGCAAGAATATATTAAATGTGCAACAGATCCTGTTCACTTCTTTAGAAAATACTGCTACATTACTCACCCTGTAAAAGGTAGAGTATTATTTCATTTATATCCCTTCCAAGAAGAAGTATTAAATGATTTTAGAGCTAATAGATTTAGCATTATAAATAAATCAAGACAGTTAGGTATATCTACCTTATCTGCAGGCTTTGCTTTATGGACAATGTTGTTTAATAAAGATAAAACCGTATTGTGTATTGCAACAAAGCAAGAAACAGCTAAAGGAATGGTAGAGAAGGTACAGTTTATGTACAACTCATTACCTACTTGGTTAAGAGGTAATATAAAACCAATATCAGATAACAAACTATCACTAAAACTAGCCAATAACTCTCAGATTGTTGCTACATCAGCGGCATCAGATGCAGGTAGATCGTACGCCGTTTCGTTACTGATTGTGGATGAGGCCGCCTTTATTGAAGGTATTGATAGAATCTATACGAGTATTAAACCAACCATCGCAACGGGTGGTGGAATTATAGCATTATCATCTCCAAATGGTGTTGGTAACTGGTTCCATAGAATGTATACCGATGCTGAGATTGGAAAGAATGAATTTAAAGCAATTAAATTAAGATGGGATTTACACCCTGATAGAGATGCAAGATGGGAAGAAACAGAGCGTGCAAATATGTCTCCAAGAGAATTTGCTCAAGAGTACGACTGTGACTTTTTAGGATCTGGTAACTCAGTTGTTGAACCTGATTTATTATCTTTTTATGAAGAAACTTTTATACAAGAGCCAGTTGAGCGTCGTTTCATGGGCGGCGATTTTTGGATATGGGCTTATCCTGATTATTCTAAGCAGTATATTGTTTGTGCCGACGTTGCTCGTGGTGATGGCAGTGACTATTCAGCATTTCACGTCATTGATGCGACAACGTGTGAGCAAGTTGCTGAATACAAATCCCAAGTTGACACTCGTACTTTTGGTAATATGCTTGTGTCTGTTGCTACTGAGTATAATAATGCTCTACTTGTGGTTGAAAACGCTAATGTCGGTTGGGATGTCGTTAATACAATATTAGAAAAAGGATACCCTAAAATGTACTATTCACCTAGAGCATATGGTGATATGAGCATGGATAAGTGGCTAAATAAAATGGAATCTGAACAAACAGTTCCCGGATTTACCACATCAGTTAAAACAAGACCACTTGTTATCTCAAAGATGGAGTCGTATATTCGAGAAAAGGCATTTACATTTCACTCAAAACGTTTGTTAGAAGAGCTGCGTGTGTTTATCTGGATGAATGGTAAAGCACAAGCGCAAAACGGATACAATGATGATTTGGTAATGGCATTAGGAATGGGATTATTTACTCGTGACACCGCAATGAAATTCTATGAACAAGGAATGGATTTAAATAGAGCAATGGTCTCAAGTATCACCAGAACAGGATATGACTATGCAGGTCCTTCACTGCCTGGTGGTCAACAAAACCCATTTATGGTTGATAATGGTCATGGACAGCTCGAAGATGTAACATGGGTGTTAGGTTGATAAATATTTATTGATACAATAAAACAAAATAATGGCAGAACAACAACCAGGTTTGTTTGGTAGGTTAACACGTTTATTTAGTACAGATGTCATCATCAGAAATGTTGGTGGTAGTCAATTAAAAACAATAGACATTGATAAAATCCAAGCCTACGGTAACGTAAAAACAAACGCATTAATAGATAGATTCACTAAGTTGCATAGATACGGAGCTAATATGCCGTATAACCCAACAATGAACTATCAAACATTGCGTATTCAGTTATACACTGACTACGAAGCAATGGATACAGAATCAATCATTGCATCAGCATTGGATATTATCGCTGATGAATCTTCTTTAAAAAATGAGGCTGGAGAGGTAATACAAATTAGAAGCGCTGATGAAAATATTCAACGTATTCTTTATAATTTATTCTACGATATTTTAAACATTGAGTTTAATTTATGGATGTGGACTCGCAATATGTGTAAATACGGTGATTTTTATTTACATATGGAAGTTGCTGAAAAATTTGGTATCTACAACGTAACACCATTATCAGTTTATGATATGGTTCGTGAAGAAGGACAAGATCCTCAAAACCCATCTTATGTATGTTTCAGAATCGATCCAATGGTGATCGCGGCTGGTGGTATTAGTTCACGTGTTAAAGATAGAGATGGTAAAATCAAATTTGAAAACTATGAAATAGCGCATTTTAGGCTATTAACTGACGCTAACTATCTTCCTTACGGACGCTCGTTTATTGAGCCTGCCCGTAAAACTTACAAACAGTATGTGCTGATGAAGGATGCAATGTTGTTGCACCGCATCACACGTGCCCCGGAAAAACGCATATTCACTATAAACGTTGGTAACATACCTCCAAACGAAGTAGATGGATATATGCAGAAGATCATGCAGAAGATGAAGAAAACACCTATGATGGATCACCAAACAGGTGATTACAATTTAAGGTATAACTTACAAAACATGATGGAAGATTTCTATCTTCCGACTCGTGGTAATGATACTGCAACTAAGATTGATACAATCAAAGGTTTGGAATACAACGCGATTGATGACGTGAATTTCCTACGCGATGAAATGTTAGCAGCGCTTAAGGTGCCTAAAGCATTCTTCGGGTTTGAAAAAGATTTAACTGGTAAAGCTACATTAGCTGCTGAAGATATTCGTTTTGCTCGTACAGTTGAACGTATTCAACGTATTATATTATCTGAATTGTATAAAATGGCATTAGTGCATTTATACATTCAAGGATATGATGGCGAAGCATTGTCAAATTTTGAACTATCATTAACTACCCCATCAGTAATTTACGAACAAGAGAAAGTAGCATTATGGAAGGAAAAGATTGATCTAGCTAAATCAATGCAAGATACAAACTTAATCCCTTCAGACTATATCTACCACGACATATTCCAATTCAGTGAAGATCAGTATGATGAAATGCGCGACTTAGTACTTGAAGATAAAAAACGTACCTTCAGATTAGCTCAAGTAGAGAACGAAGGTAATGACCCAGCTAAAACTGGTAAATCATACGGTACACCACACGATTTAGCTTCACTATATGGTAAAGGCAGATCAGGAATGAATACCGATGGTGCTGTACCTCCAGGATATGATGAAAAACGTCCAGTTGGTCGTCCTCAAGAAAAAGTATCTATGATTAATACACAAGACGATCCATTAGGCAAAGACAGATTAGGTAATGGAGAAAATACATTATATACTGCTAATATACCTGATGAAGGCAGCGGTACACCAAAAGCTATGTTTGAGTTAAAAAGACATAAAACGTTGTTTGAAGGAATGAACATAGCTCGCAAGGAACTTGCAATGGGACCTGATCAGGAACCATCATTATTAGATGAAAAAAACATCAAGGGTATACAATAAACACATATTTATTGATAGTGCACACTATTCATTATGAAAATAAAACACAGCAAATTTAAGAATACAGGAATATTGTTCGAGCTATTGGTACGCCAAATCGCATCGGACACTGTATCTAATAAAGATTCAGCTGCTATTGGATTAGTTAAAAAATATTTTAGCAAGTCTGAATTAGCTAAAGAATATAAATTATATCAAGCGTTAATCACCCCAAAAAACCTTAGTGAAGCTAAAGCCGAGACGTTTGTTAAC